CCTATACAAAAGGTATCTAAACAGGTACTTGAACTTCAAAGTTTTAATTTTGACAAGACTAAAGTTAAGAACAATTCAGAAGCAATGGTTGCCTTCTCTAAAGCTATGGCTGCTGCATCTGGTATTGGTGCAGCGGGTGCTGTTGCTCAAGCAGGTGGCGCTATAGCAGGTGGAGTTGCTAAGTTCTTTGGAGGTAAACCACCCCTACAACAATTCGTAGACTTCTCAAAACTCAAGATTGATGAAAAGCAGACTAGAATCAACGCACAAGCATTTGTTGAATTCAGTACTGCAATGTCTTCATACAAAGGATACGGAAGCGGCATCGGCGCACTTACTGCAACGTTGGGTGATGCTGCTGCAAAATTCTTTGGAGTAAAACCACCGGTAGATCAGTTCGCTTATTTCTCTAGACTTCCGATTGACGAAAAGAAAGCAGCAGCAAACTCTAAATCATTTGTTGCATTTGCTAATGCTATGGCTGAATATAGAGGTGGCCCAGGATTAGCTGACACTATCAGCGCACTTGCCGGCGCCGGGCTTAGTCAGATATTTGGAGGCGATGGCCCAATTGAAGCATTTGCTAAATTTGCTAAAATGGATTTTGGTCCTAAAGCTAAGGGCAACGCAGATGCATTCTTTAAGTATGCACAGTCAGCCAACATGCTTAGTAATGGAGGAGGTGCAGCGCCCGGCGGTGGCGGCACACCTGCTAGCGGGGGAAGAAGCGGAGCGCCAAGTGAGGGCGGCGGCTGGATGGGCGGAGGAAGCTTTGCAAGTTCTGTACAATCGGGTATGCAAGCTGGTGCCTCTTTTGGTGCCGGTGCAGTAGGGGCAGTCGGCGGAGCAGTAGGGGCAGTCGGTAGCGCAATTGGTTCTGCTGCACTCGCAGTTTACGATGCGATTAAAATAAGAAGTTTATTAAACTTTACAGGTGCATCCGGTAGCTATGATAATTTCCAAGCACTTAATCCGGGGATGAAGCTTGCTGTTCTCAACGCAGCCGCTGACTATAAAAAAGAAACAGGTAATAAACTACAAGTAAACAGTGCTAGAAGAAATCTAGCTGACCAACAGAGAATATGGGATACTTCAGTAAGAGCCGGAACACCGGGCAGACAGCCAAACGGTAGACTAGTTGCTAAACCAAATCCAAATGCACCGCATATCAAGGGTAACGCTATTGACTTGCAACAAGGCATTAATGACACTGCTAGAACTAATAGAATTTTAGCAAGGCATAAACTGGTTAACAAATATGGTGCAAAAGACCTTCCGCACTATGATTTACAAGCAGAGTATGGTGGTATTTTTGACGGTCCTGACATAGGGTTCCCTTCCGATTCCAACCGAGGCAAAAAACTTGGTTCGCTTGGAGTAGATTCATTGTTGATGAAGTTGGCTAAAACTGGTTCTGACTCTTTCAACAAAACAGCAGTCTCTACTTCTTCTCCTACAGACAATCATGCAGCAGAAGATCAAGGTGCAATGAACTTAGAATTGTATAATATGATTCAACACAAGTTAGATAACGTGCTTAATGCGCTAGACAGCAGCCATAGTACGCAGTCTAAGATACTCAAGCATTCAATGGTGTAATGTATATGGATCCAGAACAACAAGAAATTCAAGCTGCAATGCGTGAACTTAGTATGCTGATTTCTCAGCAAACTTCCTTGCTGGGCGGCACAATCAAATCATTAGCTGATACTACAACTGCATTAAAAAATGGAACACAAGTTCAAAACGCTAACACACAAGGTGAAAAAGAAAATAACAATGCAGTTGACAAGTTTGCTGAAGCTAACACAAAAGCCGCAGCTATTATCAGCGAGAAGTCTCAAAATTATAAAGAAGCGTTTGGTAAAGGGGTTTCTGCACTTCAGGGATTTACCGGAGCAGTACTAAGCAGTGAAGAGGGTGTTGCCAAATACGGTAAAGTTGTCGATGATTTAGGCTCGGGTGCATTCTCTATTGGTCAAAATTTTGGTATTTTGGGACTAGCAATTGGCGGTGTACTTGCTATATTTGGCAAAGTCGCTAAAGAAGTATTTAAAGTCGATGATAACATTGTTAAAATTAGAGATAATTTTACTAAAACAGCTGGAATCATTCCGTTAACAACAACACAAATTGGGGATTTGGCTAAGAACGCTAGATTCTCCCTCGACAATATGGCAAAGCTGGGCGGCGAAATGGAAAAGCTCGGCGGAAACATGATGGGCTTAGGCGGTTATGCCGGCGAGGGTGCTGCCAAATTCATGAAGATGGCCGCAGTAAACGATGATGTTCGCCGAGAATTTGGTAGAATGGGTATCAGCCAAGATGCCCTAATGCATCTTCAAGCAAAGTACATAGAGTCTCAATCTGTATCAGGCAAAGCCTACGCAAATCAATCTAAGTCAATAGAACAAATCCAAAAAGAATCACTTGCTTACGCAAAGAACATGACAGTACTGTCATCTCTCACTGGTAAATCTGCTGACGCATTACAAGAAGAAATCAATCAAGTTCAACTTGAATTTGAAGAACAGGCTGCTACGGTTGCTGAAAATATTAAAATAGAAAAGATGAAGAAAGCCGGCAACCTTGCTGGTGCTGAAGCCTTACAGCGTGAACAAGATAATCGTAAGAAGATGATTGAAACGTACACTGCGATGTACGGTAAAGACAAAGCATCGCAGATGGCAAGAGTCATGCGTACTGGGTACTATGATTCAAAGACCGCTGGTTTGGCAATGTTATCAATGAAAGGAGGAGACGATCCTCTATCCTTTACTCAACGACTAAAGACATCAACCAATGCTCAAAAAGACCTGTTAGTACAGGGTAGCAAGATGGACAAAGCTTTGGATGCTCAGGCTGCACAATTTGGCGCAGCTTTACAACAGGGCGGAGCAGAGCTGGGTAAAAAAGTAGGATTGGATCCAGAAGCACTGGCGGCAAGAAACAGACGTGCTGGAATGGACATTGAAAAGGGCTACGAAAAAGCCGCAGCGGATATGGCTGCTAAAGCTAAAGAAGGTAAAGATCCATTAGCTGACAAGATTGAAAGCGTTCGTTCATTTGAGCGTGAAAAACAAGCGCAATATCAATCTTTCTTAGAAAGTCTTGATCCATTAAGAGACAAAAACGCAATATTAAAAGATGCGGTATTAGCAGCAGCAGTCGCAGTGGGTGCAATAGCAGCAGCTAAGGGTCTGCAAGCCTTATTAGGAAGTGGAGGAGCAGTCTCAAGTGTAGCTTCGGGTGCAGCCGCAGTAGCCGGTGGTGCAGTCTCAAGTGCAGTGGGAATTGCAGAAGATCAGCTATTAGATAAAAACGGTAATCCTCTACGAGGTGCAGCAAAGAGTGCAAGAATCGCTAAACTAGGAGGCACCGCACAAGCTGGTAAACCTGGAGGATTTGGCGCAGCACTAAAATCTATTGCTAGTGCATTAACTGACGCAGGTAAAGCTGCCCCGCAAGTTATCTTAGGTGCAGGGGCATTAGCAACTGCTATTGCTGAATTTGGTGCAGGAATTGCGGGTGCAATCTACATCATCGGAAAATCACTTCCGTCTCTAGCAACTGGACTAAAATCATTCAATGACATTGATGGTAAAAATCTAAGACAAGCCGGTGTCGGTATGGCAGGGTTAGGTGTAGGTATCATGGCGATGGGCGCGGGAGCAATGGCTCAAGCGTTTGGAACTATCATAAGATTTTTCACCGGTGATAAAGACCCTCTTACTCAATCGGCTGAGATGCTATTCAGATTACAGAAAGTTGATCTTAATAGAAAGAAGATTGAGGATAACGGTGCATCGTTGATAGCATTTGCTAAAGCTATGGCAGCAGTGTCAGCTTTGGGTGCGGGTTCAGGGATAGCAGATGCAGTACAAGGTTTTTACGGTGGAATCGGTAAGCTGTTTGGTGCTAAACCGCCGTACAAAGACTTAGAAACATTCTCGCAAATAAGAGTTGATACTGCAAAAGTAAAGACTAACTCGGACTCATTTGTGTACTTTACTAAAGCAATGGCTTCGTATAAGGGCACTGGTGGTGGGTTAGGTGGAATCACTTCTTCACTCGCACAAGCTACGGTTAGCTTCTTCAAAGTAAAACCGCCCGAACAACAAGTCGTATACTTCTCACGCTTGAAGATTGACCCTAAGCAAACACGAATTAATGCATCTTCATTTGTACTATTCTCAACTGCAATGGCGTCATATAAAGGCGGCGCAGGATTACTTGACGCGGTTAGCACAATTGCAGGAGCTAAATTAGCTTCGCTGTTTGGTGTTGACGGGCCACTCGAAAGTTTCAAAAAGTTTGCTGCTATTGATGTTGGTCCAAAAGCTGCTGAAAACTCACAAGCATTCTTGAATTTCTCTAAAGCTATGGGATTACTTTCAGGTGGCAGCGGTGGAATGCTTAGTAGTTTAGCCGACGGAGCAGGAGCTGTTGCGGGTGCGGCAGTAGGAGTAGTAGGCGGAGCAGCATCAGCAGGATTGAGTGCGCTGGGGTCGTTGGGTAATATGGTCGGTGGTGCTGTATCAAGTGGTTGGAAAGCAGTAAAGGGAGCTGCTGGATCATTTGGAAATTGGATTATGGACAAGGTTGCTGGACATGAAGGGGTTCGATATAAACCCTACAAAGATTCTTTGGGACTTTGGACAGTTGGTGTGGGACACCTAATTGGTGACGGTCGCAGCTTACCTGCTCAATACAATAGAGAGTTCTCACATGATGAAGTCAAGACTATGTTCCAGCAAGACTATCAAAAACATGCTCAAGCTGCTACCGGAATTCCGGGATTCAATAATCAAAACGAAAAGTCTAAAGCTGCATTGATCGATATGACGTTCAATATGGGTCCTGCTTGGTACCGTAAATGGCCTAACTTTACTAAAGCATTGGGTGCAGGAGACAACCAAGGTGCAGCTAACCAAATGCAAAATAGCAAATGGGCAAAACAGGTTGGTAGAAGAGCGCAAGAAAATATTGCGATGATTAGAGCCGGTGCACAAAAGGCAAAGATAGGCGGTATGTTTGATGGACCCTCTACTGGTTATCCAATGGAATTGCACGGAACTGAATTGGTAATTCCACTAGATCCTAACTCAATTCTTAATAAGCTAGCTTCAACTAGTGCAGATGAGGTAGCAAAAGAAATGCAACGTACTGCTGTCAAAACAGCACCTAAGCCAACTTCTACTACTGGTACTCCTGCAAAGACGAAAGGAATCAGTAAAGAAATGATTCATTCTATGTCTAGAAAGTTTGATAATGTGATCAACAAGATAGAAAGCACCAATAACGTTCAGAAGAAGTTATTGAAACATGCACTTTGACACTAAATAGACTATAATAAGAGAACAGGTACCTATGGCATACAAGAAGAAATTCCTAAACAAGAGCGGCGTATCTAGCCCGATTTCTGGCATTAACAGTAATTCGGGTGCTTGGAACAACTCTCCCGGTCCCCAGGATGGCTATAACAGCACTGAGTTTGGATATAAGAACTATATGTCCAGACTACCGGAAGTATACACAGGACACCCAAATCGTATTGAACGTTACAATCAATACGAAATGATGGACGTTGACGCTGAGATCAATGCATGTTTAGACATTCTTGCAGAATTCTCCACTCAGCGCAACGAACATAACAAGACGCCCTTCGCTTTTGAATACAAAGAAGACCCTACCCCACGTGAAGTAGAATTGCTCACTAAGCAGCTACAGCAGTGGTGTAAGCTAAATGAATTTGATGTTCGTATGTTCAAGATTTTCCGTAATGTTGTAAAGTACGGAGATCAAGTATTTGTTCGTGATCCGGAAAACTTCAAGCTATACTGGGTTGATGTAGTCAAAGTCATTAAGGTCATTGTTAATGAATCAGAAGGCAAGCTGCCGGAACAGTATGTCATCAAAGACATCAATATCAACTTACAGAACTTATCAGTAGCACAGAAAACCAATACTGACTTTGCTGCTAATCCGGCAACGGGCTTAGGTGGTACCGGCGGTGGAAGCCAAGGTGGCGGGTATACAGTACCTTCGATGCCCTATAATACTTCAGGTTCAAGATTTACTTTGGGTCAATCTGAATCGGCAATAGACGCAAAGCATGTTGTTCACTTATCGTTGACAGAAGGTCTTGACAGATTCTGGCCGTTTGGGCAATCAATTCTTGAGAACATCTTCAAAGTCTATAAGCAGAAAGAACTACTTGAAGACGCTGTTCTAATCTATCGTGTACAACGTGCTCCTGAACGTAGAATGTTCAAGATTGACGTTGGTAACATGCCATCTCACTTAGCTATGGCATTCGTTGAACGTGTTAAGAACGAAATTCACCAACGCAGAATCCCTTCATTATACGGTGGTTCATCAATTGTTGATGCTTCATATAACCCACTATCAATGAACGAAGACTATTTCTTCCCTGTTACAGCAGAAGGTCGGGGATCGTCAGTTGAAGTTCTTCCTGGTGGACAGAATCTTGGTGAAATCGATGACTTGAAGTACTTCAATAACCGTCTTGCTCGCGGTCTTCGTGTTCCGTCTTCATATCTTCCAACTGGCCCAGATGACAACACTACCCCACTAAATGACGGTCGTGTTGGTACTGCTATGATTCAAGAATTTAGATTCAACCAGTACTGTGAACGTTTACAGAATTACATCTGTCTAAAGTTGGATGAAGAGTTCAAGTTATTCCTTCGTTGGAGAGGCTTTAACATTGACACTGGATTATTCCAGATCACATTCAATCCTCCGCAGAACTTTGCTGCATATCGCCAGAGCGAACTTGACAATGCAAGAGTATCAACTTTTGCTAGCATGGAAGCATTCCCTTACATTTCAAAGCGTTTTGCACTTGAAAGATTCTTAGGTTTGAGTGAAGAAGAAATCAAGAAGAATGAGCAGCTTTGGTTAGAAGAAAACGCTGAAGATACTACGGAAGATCCTAAGGGTTCTGATCTTAGAAACATTGGAGTATCTACTGGAGACTTCGAAGCAGATCAGGGTACTGCCGATGAACTTGAGAATGCAGAAATGGAACAAGAGCCAGGATCACCTGAAACTGCAGGCCCAGTTGGCGGACCGGAAGGCGCAGCAGGCGCAGGCGCAGGCGGAGGACCACTAGGCGGAGGCGGCGCAGCAGGCGCTATGCAGATATAAAAGTAACTTCGTGGCAAGTTCTAGTATACTGTAATGTTACAATTTCTAAAGTTCTTGCTAATTTGGATATCAGAAAATCTTTCAGTCCCTTTTTGGATAGTAGGACATGTTCATTTGAGTATACATTACACGTGGTATCAGGATATACACATTATACTAATGTCACTGGGGATGAATATTATTGTTGCGATGGGGTTTTTAGTAGACTACCGTGAATACAAACTAAACAAAGATAAATAAAAATATGAAACTACTAGAGATGTTTGATCCGCCTGTTCAAGGAATGCAAGATGTCAATTCTGACAACAGCAAACCTGTGTACCGAACATCCCGAAAAACTAAATTAACATTAAAGCAAATCCGCAAACTGCGTCGAATGCTTGATGTTAGAAACTACGAACGTAAGATATATCTTCAGAAAGTGAAGAAACAATACGGGGCAAAACCCGAAGGTGATGCAGCTGGCGCACCAGCTTAATAAGTAACTTTTTGTATTTTTTCTAAAAATGCAAAAAATACATACTTATTGAGTACTTTTCCTGACTACGGCATAAGTAACTATACAAAGCCATTTCTATCAGGAGAAAAATTCAATGGATATTAGAAAATTTTCGCAATTGCACGACCTCATCATCAATGAGGACGTAGACCAAGCCCGTGAACTATTCCACGAAATCGTCGTTGAAAAGTCCCGTGAAATCTTCGAGTCAATTATGGCCGATGACATGGAAGACGATATGGATGAAGGTATGGGCGGACAAGTAGGCGATCTACTTGACGAAATTGAGGCTGAAGAATCAGGCGTCATGGAAGACGATGATGAAGCCGACATCGACTTTGACGATGATGCTGAAGAAGCAGGATCAGACCTCACTCATGACATGGAAATGGATCATGACGAAGAAGGCGAAGACGCTGATCACGAAGAAGTCGAAGATGCAGTAATCCGCATTGAAGACAAGCTCGACCAGTTGATGGCCGAGTTCGAAGAAATCATGGGCGGCGGCGACGATGAAGGTGCAGACTTCGGTGACGAAGAAGATGCAGACATGGGCGCCGGCGACGAAGAAGAAGACTTCGGTGACGAAGGTGATGAAGAAGCAATGATGGAAGCTGTTCAGCTTCAGAAGGTTTCTGTAACTCACGGTGACAATGGTGTACAAACCAAGAGCGCAGTTGGATCAGCAGCTAACGCAGGTCAAGCAGGAATGGCAAGCAAGCCAGTCAAGTTTGCAGGCGACAACGAATCTGCTCCAAACGGTCCGAAGGGCCCAAGCAATGCATACTCAAAGGGTGAAACCTCAGTAAAGGGTGCAGGCTCGTTCAAGAATGCTCCAGGTCACAAAAACGTAGACCTTAGTGCTGCCCCTAAGCCAGTCACTAAGGACGGCTCTGCTAACGACAAGAGCCCAGTAGCAGAGTCACGTAGACCTGCTCGTAGACCAATTCGCTAAGGGAATCTGAGAACAAATGGCTTTGTATCTTAGAGAAAATCTAACCTTTGATAAGGCAGGGTTGATTGTCGAGTCCGTAACAGAAGGCGACGACAAGCTGAAGACCCTGTATATGAAAGGTATTTTCATCCAGGGCGGGGTAAAGAACGCAAATGAGCGTGTTTACCCCGTCAGTGAAATTGAGACAGCCGTAGATACACTGAATAAGCAAATTGAAGAAGGTTATTCAGTGCTAGGTGAAGTAGATCACCCGGATGATTTAAAGATTAATTTGGACCGTGTATCTCATATGATCACTCGTATGTGGATGGACGGTCCCAATGGTTTCGGGAAACTGAAAATTCTCCCAACCCCAATGGGTCAACTCGTAAAGACTATGTTGGAATCAGGAGTTAAGCTAGGTGTATCTAGTCGTGGATCAGGTAATGTAAACGACATGGATGGCCGTGTCAGTGATTTTGAAATAATCACTGTCGATATTGTTGCTCAACCAAGTGCACCAAACGCATACCCCAAAGCAATTTATGAAGGCGTCATGAATATGAAGCATGGTCATAGAATGTTAGAGATTGCTAAGGAAGCTGGCGGTGACAGAAAAGTACAGAGATTCTTAGGTGAGGAAGTTAAACGTCTCATCTCAGAACTCAAATTATAATAAGGGGATAAAAGCATGTTAGATGCTATCAAGCCACTACTCGAAAGCGGCCTTATTAACGAAGATATCGGGGTTCAGTTAAATGAAGCCTGGGAAGCTAAGTTAAATGAAGCTCGTAACGAGATTCGTGCAGAACTCCATGAGGAGTTTGCTAATCGCTACGAACATGATCGTAGTGTAATGGTCGATGCCCTTGATAAGATGATGACAGAAAGTCTTTCAGACGAAATTGCAGAATTTGCATCTGAAAGAAAAGCAATGAACGAAGACCGTGTAAAAGCTCAATTGAAGCTACGTGAAAATGCAACAAAGTTCAACGATTTTATGGTTACTAAGTTAGCCGAAGAAATCAGAGAGCTACGTTCAGATCGCCAACTTCAAATGGAAAACAACAAGAAGCTAGAACAATTCATTGTTCATGCTTTAGCTCGTGAAATCAAAGAGTTCGCTCAAGATAGACAAGCTGTTGTGGAAGCTAAAGTCAAGCTCGTTGCTGAAGGCCGCAAGCAACTTACCGCACTCAAAGCAAGATTTCTTGAAGAAAGTGCTAAGAAAGTCAGTTCAGCAGTCTCATCGCATCTTAAGTCTGAGTTGTCTCAGCTTAAGGAAGATATCAAGCTCGCCAAAGAAAATAATTTCGGTCGCAAGATTTTCGAATCATTTGCAAGCGAATTCTCAGTAACTTATCTCAATGATAAAGCTGAGACTCGTAAGGTAATGAAGGCACTTGCACACAAAGACCGTCAACTCGCAGAAGCCAAACATAGATTGTCAGAAACATCTAAGTTGGTTGAAAGCAAGGATCGTGAAGTTAGAATTATTAAGGAATCAACTCAACGTGAAAGAGAACTAGGAAAGCTCCTAGGAACTCTGAATGCTGAGAAGGCCTCAGTAATGAGAACTTTACTAGAAAGCGTCCAGACACCAAAACTGTCTGTCGCATTCGATAAGTATTTGCCGGCAGTTCTTAATACTGGTTCATCTCAGCCAACTTCAACGAAGAAGGCTCTAACTGAATCTGTTATTGGAGAAGCCACTGGTAATAAAACTGCCAAGAAAAATGAAGAAATCGATTTGTCTGATACAGATAATGTAATCGATATTAAGCGCCTGGCAGGGCTTTAATTAGACATAGTTTAGGAGAATATAAAAATGTCAAAAGTACTCTTAGAAAGCCGTTGGGACGAAACTAAAGACGCCCTGCTCGAAGGCTTGAAGGGCAATCGCAAGTCAACAATGAGCGTATTGCTTGAAAATACAAAGAAGCAGTTGCTTGCTGAAAGTTCAGCTGGCACTACAACTGCTGGTAACATCGCAACACTTAACCGTGTGATTCTACCAGTAATTCGTCGTGTTATGCCAACTGTTATTGCAAACGAACTCGTCGGCGTTCAGCCAATGACTGGCCCAGTTGGTCAGATTCACACTCTACGTGTTCGCTATGCAAATAGCTTGACTGATAACTCAGCAGCAGCAACCTCAGTAACTGCTGGTGAAGAAGCACTATCACCGTTCAAGATTGCACAGGCATACTCACGAGTTCCTCTAGATGCAACAAGCACTAACTACTACACTGGTGCTGACACTGCAACTCTAGAAGGTAATGGTGGTAAGCAGATTTCTGTTCAGATCCTTCGTCAGGCCGTAGAAGCCAAGTCACGTAAGCTACAAGCTCGCTGGACTTTCGAAGCTGCGCAGGATGCACAGTCACAGCATGGTATCGACGTAGAAGCAGAAATTATGGCTGCTCTTGCACAAGAAATCACTGCTGAAATCGATCAGGAAATCTTGCTCTCACTCGCAACTCTTGCTTCAACTGAATACACATTCAACCAGGCAACTGTTTCAGGTACTGCTACTTACGTTGGTGACGAACATGCTGCTCTAGCTGTTCTTATCAACCGCGTTGCAAACTTGATCGCACAGCGTACTCGTCGTGGTGCAGGTAACTGGGCTGTTGTTTCACCAGCTTCATTGACTGTTCTACAGTCAGCAACAACTTCAGCATTCGCTCGTACAACTGAAGGCACTTTCGAAGCTCCAACTAACACTAAGTTTGTTGGTACTCTTAACGGTGCAATGCGTGTATTTGTTAACTCATATGCACCAGACACTCAGCCAGTACTCGTAGGCTACAAGGGTTCATCGGAAACTGATGCAGCAGCATTCTACTGCCCATACATTCCGTTGATGTCTTCAGGCGTTGTCCTTGATCCGACTACTTTCGAGCCAGTCGTATCATTCATGACACGTTATGGATACATCGAACTAACTAACACTGCGTCATCATTCGGTAACGCAGCAGACTACGTTGGTGAAATTGCTGTTCAGAACTTGACTTTCCAATAAGAAAGTTACGTTTTACAACGAAACGGGAAAAGGGGCTTCGGCCCCTTTTCTTATGTAAGGGAATACTAAATAAATAAAAAGGAACACTCATGAAAAAATTACTACTTACTCTTGTCGCAGCATTGACATTATCTACTCCGGCTCTCGCACAGAAAACACCAGATGGCGTAACATATGATACTCTGATTGTAAGAGTAACTGACGGAGATACTGTAGTAATTGCAGCACCTTTTCTACCCGTTCCTTTAAAGCCGGAACTTGCAGTAAGAATTTTTGGAGTTGATACTCCGGAAAAAGGCTTCCGTGGTCAATGTGAAAGTGAAAAGCAACGCGGAGAACAGGCTAGTGAATTTACTAAGTTGGTAGTCAAATCTACAAAAAAGCATCAAGTCGTTCTATATGGTTGGGATAAGTTCGGCGGGCGTGTACTAGGTGATATGATTCTTGATGGCATGAGTCTTCGTGTATTGTTGATTAAGAATGGCTTTGCTCGTGAATATTATGGTGATGCAAAGCAATCCTGGTGCAACTAAGAAATCCTAGTATCACCGTCTACTGTAGCATTTAGAATAGACGCTTTACCTGTTCGTATCTTCTTATTGTGTAATCTAGCACAGTTAGCACACATTGTCAATAGATTTTTCTTCGTTTTGTTTCTTTTGTTACCATCAACGAAGACCAAATCAAGTTGACATTTGTCTTTCGGAACAAACCCGCATGTATCACATACTGTTTTCTTGTGTTGCAGATGGTTGAATCTAGCATTGTACATCGACTTAGCACAATCAATACAGTAAAGATGCCACTTCTGAAAGCCATGCTTGCTTTTACCGTTTGGTTTAGCAAGAGAAAACTTACAATGAGCGCAGATAGGTCTAGGTTGCTGCTGTGTGATCATCTGTTATTTAGTAAAATAAAGCTCTCCTATGATCTTTATTCTGCTACTCAAAAAATAAACCTAAGCTAAATACTTAATAAAACTATAGGCGAACGTCATGTCATCAGAACCTTTTAATTCACTCGGCGGCTTTTCGGTAAACATTCCACCTATCCAGGTGATTGATTCGAATGGCAATGTGATAACCAACGTTCTTACCTTGTCAGGAAACGTTGCCGCTAACGCAGTCTATTCTAATAACTATTTTTATGCTAACGGACGACCATTCACCGGCGGAAACGCTGCTGACCCCGGTGGCGCAAACACCGAGCTACAGTTTAATAGTAACGGCGCTTTTGGTGGAATTCCTAATGTAACTTGGAACGGCAACATTCTCTCATTGGGTAATGTCGCTACTCTTTCAATCGGCGGCGGCAGTTCTGGTTATTTCTTAAGAACAGACGGTAACGGTACATTGGAATGGGTAGCGGGAGTTGCTAATACTACTCCAGGCGGCGCTAATACCCAAGTACAGTTCAACGACGACGGAGCCTTAGTAGGCAACAACGGATTCACCTTTAATAAAGCCCTTGGTACATTATCAGTATTAAACGCAAACATAGGTAATGTAACAGCAGACGCATACTTTGGTAACGCTACGGCAACGACATTTAAAACTAGTGCTAAAATACTGTATGTTGCAACCAATGGAAACGATACTAACAACGGTGATATTAACAAACCTTACTTAACAATAAAGGCTGCGTTGGCTGCTGCAAGCGCCGGCGGCTTCTCAGTTCACGTAGCACCAGGCACATACACCGAAGCTAATCCTATTACTATCCCTGCAAACGTGTCTCTGATGGGCGACAATCTTAGAAGCGTTATAATTCAACCACAAACTCCCGCTTCTGACTTATTCTACATGCGTAACGGATCTTATGTGTGGGGTATTACTATCAGAAACTATCTAGCTAATGGCTTCAGCTATGATCCGACAACTCCTTCACAAAATGTATTTGTAAGTCCCTATATTCAAAATCTGACTTCATCTACTACAACCGGTACTGCTGTCTATATCGACGGCAACAACGTTAGTGCTATCAGTACTAAAGCAATGATTGTTGGATTCTTTACTATCATCAACCGAGGTGGTAAAGGCATTCATATCTTAAACTCAGGCTACAGCCAGTTAGTCAATATCTATACTATTGCATGTGACATTGGTATTGAAGTAGAGTCCGGTGGCTTCTGCACATTGAATGGCAGTGACTGTTCAATTGGTAATTATGGTTTAGTCGCAACCGGCTATGGGCCACTACAAACTAGTGCTACTATAGTTTCTGAATATCAGGGTGTC